ATTAATTCCAAAACCCAGATAGGAACCATCAGCATCTTTGTGGACAAAGACAGGATCCTGTAGCACGGTGACTCCATACAAGACTTCTGTGCCATCGTCATCCTTGGCATATAAGGCCGCGGACCGCATCTGATAGTCAGCCTTTGACTCGGCCTGATTCACATCAACTTGTACGTAAACCGTGGTGTCATCGATGACCTGCACGTCCGTCACTTGGCCGTCTTGCTGGACGTCGTCCAATACTGTCAGCTTAGCGAGCACATCGTCGGTGTCCTTGAAGTGGTCAGCCGTACTGATGGACGCCCGCGTAAATTCAATTTTTGTTTGACCAGCGCGGACCCGCGTTTCTAACGCAAAACCCGCATCAGTCATAATGGTTCTCGAACTATCTGCCATTTTATCCCTTCTTTAATTGCGGCACACTCATCGTCGATTCGATAACCTGTGTCGTCTGAAATTGCATTGCGTAGTAAAGTGTGGACTTAACCGTCTTCTGGAACTGCACCGTGGCTACCCGCACACCCGCGACTACCGAACTGCGGACACGGTCCAGTACCATGGCTTCCTTGCGTTGCGAGTCGATATACTTGGCCGGAATATTGGTGACCTGGATGGCTTGGGACTCATCCTTGACCGGCGTCACGTTGATTTCGGAGTAATTTGCCCCAAGCGACTCAGCAATCAGTTTGATAATGCTGTTATACGAACCATCGACCTGTCGTTGAAGCTGCTTGGTCCGAATCATGAACCGATAAAAGTCGTCGTCAAAGCCATTACGGGCAACTCCCCAGTCAGTCCCAATCTTATCGAGCCAACCACCTTTAGCATTCGTGATATCACGCCATAAATTGACTTGATCAATCAATTCTTGCATATCGACCATATCGTCGGCCAAGACTGATAAGAGCTTGGCGTTATTACTGTCAGGGCCGTTGCTGAGAGCAGCAGGCAACTCGTTTAGAAGGTCGGTTAAGTCGTAATGTTCATTACTGTCCATCGACCATCACCTCAATTCCCTCATCCAATACGGTAGCTGTCTCAAACTCACTAAGCTGGACGTCAGAGGTAGCCAGTGTGTCCTTAGAGCGTCCAATCGTGGCAGTAGCTGAAGTTACCCCAGTTACGTTGTAAATGGCCTGAAACAGCTTCGTGTAGACAATAGTGTCACCCATGTCTACGCTGTTTACGTAGGACTCAATCCCTTGTTTGATATTAGTCGGGCCATTCAGCGGGTCGAAGGTATCGTCAGTCTCAATAGTCACCGAAACGAATAGGTGAAGTTGTGTGGCGGTATCAAAAAAGACATCGTGGATATGGCCCCCAATGTCCTCTGCCTTAACTGTTAAACTGCCAACCGTTTGAATACCAGCCCCGATATTATCAAGGATTGCTTCCCCGACAGATTGCTGTTGACCGCCTAGAACGTAGATGTGAAGTGACTTGGGCGGGTTACCTTGCTCGTCTACATCAGTAGTCAAGTTCTGGATTATTTGTACCCGTTTGACCCCAGTAACATTGTAGAGAGCCGTGTACATACCATACAAGGTGGGACCAGGCTGAGCCGTGATTTGTGAATGAATCCGCTCACGCAAGGCTGTGTCAGTCTCAGCTGACATCCCCCCACTAGCAGCATTCAAGTTAGTCACGTCTGTGACCTCCTCAACGTCACTGACAGAAACAGTAATTGAATCAGCTGGTACGTTGCTGGCTTCACCCATATTCTCTGCAGCGGCCCATCCAGTGCCAACCCCGACACCAGTACCATCATCAACTAGTTCTACGTTGTCGTAGAGGTCGAAGTTGATACCATCCTCAGTCCCATAAGTCATGGGCTCCGAAATGGTGTATCCGGGGGTTCCTTTGAAGGTCAGCTCTACCGTTGCAGCTTGAGCCGGATTGCGGTGCAGTCCGAAGTTACTAGCCAAACGGTCAAGGCTAACACCGGTGGCGTCGTCAATGAAGGCATTATGATAGGATCCATCAACATCCTGATAGAGCAGCGCCTGGAACCATGCGAACAGCCGTAGAAAAATCCCAGTTGTGGAATTCTCATCAGTATGTGCATCAGTTCCCCACTTAGACTGGGCCCGTGCAATCATTGACTGTAAAAGCTCCTCATTGGTTGGCACCTTCATGCCTTTATCATCAATCATCGACATTCACCCCCGTTTCCATTTCATTTTTCGTTCCGTCTTGTTTCACGTACTCAATCTTGATATCCAGATTCCGATCTTCATCAGGGTCACCAATCTGGATTGACGTAATAGACGCCACCCGTGGTTCTTGCTCCGTGATGGCGTCTGAGATATCAGTCGATAGGTACTCCTTGTTGATGCCCTTGCCGTACATGTTTCCCGGGTCAAGTCCCAGTTCATCTGCTGGTTCGAACTCCGACAAACGTGTTTGCAAGATGATTTTGACCGATTGTTCTAATTCATCGTCGTCACTCACTTCATCCAAGTCATTGTTTGTAAGACTGATGTCGCCGGTATCATCGAGTCTTAAGTCCTTCATCAGATCACCCCCACTACTACGGCGTCGTTGATATCATGCTTACGGTCGCTCGCCTTAGTAAAGGTGCTTGACCCACTGAAGTTATCGATGTCGCCGTCCACAAATACAGCTACAACAGTGTCACCAGCCGCTAATCCGGAACGAGCACTCTTAATAACTAGTGCTCCATGAATCATCCCTGACTTACTACCGTCAGAATCCAGACCAAGTGGCTGGATATTAGCTGTATGTTCGCCCGAGTCATAGCTGACCACCCGGGCTAACTTAGCAACGCTCATCGAGTCTTGCACCTCATCAATCACTTGCTGAAGGACTTGATGTAGTAGGTCTTCACCATTTCGACTTGCCATTAGGCATACACCTCCGCCGTTGTCAGGAATCCAGAATCATCGCACTGATGTTGACCAGACTGTACCCGTTTAGTACCGCTGAAGTACTCGTTACTGACCTCGATAACCGAACCCACACTGACCTGGTACTGTAGCAGCATTTGAAGCTCAACAGTCTTTTTAGAGCTATCGTCGTCATCTTCGTTATAGGCAGGATAGGCGATCAGACCAGTGCCACCATGTTTACCAGCTTGGTGCATGGTAAGGAACAAATGTTCTTTATGGCCATTTGCTTTCGTTAAGTCATCCACACAGAGTACTCCACGGCGTCTGAACGCCTTTGAGCCGCCCTTCTTTGCCACAGCTTTAATAAGGGTTAGTGGTTTGCCTTTTGCAGTGTAGCCAGTCTTATAGGCTGCGTTTGGTTTAGCAAGATTCAACGTTCCGAGTGTGATACCAGCTTCCTTGGCAATCCTTCGGATAATGGTCGAAGCATTAGTACCAGCCCCAAATGATAGGTTGACCTTCTTTTTAACCTTAGCGTCCTTACCCTCCTTGAAGTTGAAAGTGAAGGTCGTATTCGTACCATCACTGGTATAAGGCGGGACTGAACTGATGAACCCTTCTGACAGCAATCCCACACCAGATTCAGCATATCCAGCGTAGACTCGTACCTTACGCCCCTTCTTAAAGAGACGCCGATGAGACTTAGATAGATTCATAATTCCAACCTCACAAGTTTGTGCAGTGGTTGAATCACTGAAAGGGATAGTGAAGGTGATACCAAAAGAGTAATTCTCGGTTTGATGGTAGTAGAACTTATAGATTTTGGAGGCTGTTTCCAGCCATACTTCGACCCGGCGGCCGTACAAGTAGCTAGCCAATCAGATCACCTTCCTCATCATCGTCGTCAACATCAATTGGAGTTGGATTATCTTCATCGTCGGGATCGATATCGTCTTCATAGAGGAACATTGTCTTCATGAATTCGTCAATCCCACAGTAAGTGGATACACCCGACTCATCCATTGGGACCAATGGCGTAGTTGGGAGTCGGTCGTCATAAACGTTAACCCACAACGGTCGGTCAGCAACTAGCTTTTCGCCGCGAACAATCATGTCACCTTCATAGGTGGCAATATCCACGGTGAAATAGTTACCCTCGTCGTTGTAGTCAAAGGTCAGCTGGTAGGTCGTATTATCTAGTTCGTATTCGAAGGATTCCGGCAGATTAGCAACATCGACCGGAACGTAGCTTCTCAGCGCCATTCGCCATCATCTCCTACCTCACACGTAATTTCTTAGGGTACTTCCCCGTTTTCTTATCTGGGTACATGGTCTTTTTCTCAGAGCCATTCCATTTACGAAGCTGAGTGACAGTTGTCTTCCACTTCTTGGCCAGTCCCCAGTAGGTCATACCGTACTTGACGGTAATTTTCTTGACCTTCTTTGAGCCGCCCTTCTTGTTGCCAGGGCCTTTCTTACCACCATTTTTCTTCTTTTTCTTAGTGGCAACCCGGGCCTTGTATGCAAACTGAAAGGTAATCGAGATTTGAACGCCACCCTTGTAAGGAGCGTCCAGAGTCTTTTCTAAACTGGTCATATAGAGGTGCTTGTAGTAGATATGGTTGAACCCAGACTTCTTGACCCAATCTGACTTGTAGACCAGCTCCGTACCATCAAACTGCCACTTGCGTAGGTTGGCGAACTGCTGCTGGACTGTCTTCTTAGTCAGGCCGGCTCCCGAAACATCATTTACCTTGCCTGCCCATATCCGATCAGTTTTACTCTGGTCAAACAGCCAGCCAGTGACAGTAATCGTCTTACCGGTGCGCCGGACGTGATCCACGACAGGATCGTCTCGGTCAATTGGGTATGTGGTAGCCTCAGATTCGTTAGATTCAGCTTCCGTGCTGGCAAACAAAAACACCTCCAAACCAGTCATCGAGTTAGTTGCATGGATGCTGGCATGAGGTGCCAAATATTGCTCATAATTTAGTTTTCGTTCGGCTGCAATTCGTTTAAGCGCGGTCTGATGTCTAAGCTTCTCATAGCTGTCACGCGCTGTCTTTGCCTTCGTCGAAACTTTTTTGGCATTTTTCACAGCGTTTTCAGCATTATTTACCTTTTTTTTAAAGGCAGCGTTGTTCAGCTTGGTGTTGTTCTTAGTGGCATCCTTCTGAAGCTTGTCTATTTCAGCCGATTGTTTCTTAGTAAGAGGTTTGGATTTCTTGCGTTTGACCCACTTACCCTTTTTCTGATAGTAATTTACCCCCTTTTTCATTTCATCTATTTTTTTCTGGTCCGCGTCAACACTTGCCTTATAAGACTTCTTTTTGCTAAGAATAGCAGAGTTAGTCTTATTGGCTTTGTTAAGAGCGGTTTGTGCATTAGCAACCTTTTTTTTCTCTTTATTCCATTGTTTGGTGTATACGGTCATTTACATTACCTCTTTTAGCCGAAGTCGTTACCGAGTTCGTTCGTGAACAGGTTTACCAACACGTTCTTGACTTCCTTAGCGATAGACTTAGGTGTGCCTTTGTCAGCACTTCCCTTGACGTTGACGGTTAAGTTGACAGTCACATCCGGCGATGATTTAGCACCCCGAAGCATCGATTTGGTCTCATGGTTGTTATGGATATGAGCCCCTGAACCAAAGGTTGCCAGTTCTGGCCCTTCTTCACCGACCATCACTGGTTGGTTAGCTGGTGGATTACCGCCGGACTTATACCAACCATGAGCGTGACGGAAGCTGATAGCATGGCCAATTGAACCATAGCGGCTCTTGATGTAGGACTTGTACCACTTCAGCTGAGTGATTGGGTTTGTGCGCCAGTCAGACCCGGCAGACGCCATCTTAGAAGCTGGTAAGGATTGTGGCAGACCGTAAGCTCCTGAAGAGTTATGGGCCTTAGGGTTCCACCCAGATTCAGCAGAGATTATTTCATTGGTTATTGGCCACCATGATTCAGGAATACCGGCTTGTTGAAGCCAATGCTTGTGGCTACCGCTTGGAGCAGCACTAGTGCCACCGGAGCCTGAGTCGTCCTCAGTCAGTGGCATGATGTGCTTGGTAATCCATGGTAGGACACCGGCAGCTTTTAACT